GTTAATGATGGTTGGTCGTTGCAGGTGGATGGTGCCGGTCAGGAAGATATTAACCTCGGGGATAGCCTCAATTTTGTGAGCGGTACGGACATTGATGTTTCGTACAACGCCGGGACTAATGCGCTTACCTTTGCACTTGAGGCGGAGATTGCTTCAGACACCACCGGCAACGCGGCTACGGCGACCGCGCTTGCCACCTCACGCACGCTTTCGGTGAGTGGTGATGCCACGGGTAGCGTGGGATTTGACGGTACGGCGAACGCGGATATTGCTCTCACGATTGCCGCGGGTGCCGTTGAGAACGGTATGCTTGCGAATAGCGGGATTTCCTTCACGGACGGTACTAACACCTCTACCGTGAGTCTTGGTGGCTCTCTATCCGTGGTTGGCACTGCTGATGAGGTTTCCGTGAGCTACGCCGCGGGGACCTATACCCTGAGTCTTCCCGCTACAATCAACGCGAATACTTCGGGTAGTGCGGCTACCGCTACCGCGCTTGCTACCTCCCGGACGCTCTCCGTCTCGGGTGATGCTACGGGTTCGGCTTCGTTTAACGGCACGGCTAACGCTGATATTGCTCTCACGATTGCCGCGGGTGCCGTTGAGAACAGTATGCTCTTCTATGACGGTTGGGCGTTGCAGGTGGACGGTGCCGCTCAGGAGGATATTAATCTTGGGGATAACCTCAATTTCGTGAGTGGTACGGATATTGACATCTCGTATAACGCGGGGGGCAACGCTCTTAGCATTGCTCTTGAGGCGGTTATCGGGTCGGATACCACGGGGAACGCGGCTACGGCTACCGCGCTTGCTACCTCACGCACCCTTTCGGTGAGTGGTGATGCTACAGGTTCGGCTTCGTTTAACGGCACGGCTAACGCTGACATCGCTCTGACCATCGCGGCGGGTGCTGTTGAGAACGCCATGCTTGTGAATAGCGGCTTCACCTTCGGGGACGGTACTGCCTCTGAGGCGCTTGCACTTGGCTCTTCCGTGAGCTTCTTGGGGACCGCTAACGAGGTTGATGTTTCTTACAGCGCGTTCTCCAACAGCTTCAGCTTCTCCCTTCCTAACTCCATCAACGCGGACATCACGGGCAAAGCCGCCACGGCTGACGCTCTTGAGACGGCGCGTACCATCTCGATCTCCGGTGCCGCCACGGGTTCTGCTTCGTTTGATGGAACCGCGAACACGAATATCGCGATCACGCTAGCCGGTGGTTCTATCGGCAATGCGTCTCTTGTTAATGACGGCTTCACGATTGCCGCGGGGACCAATGGCTCAGGGGCGAGCAATGACATTGATCTTGGTGAGACGCTCACCATTAACGGCACGAATAACGAGGTCAATGTTGCTGTTGGCACGAACAGCATCACGATTGGGCTTCCCGACAGCATTGTTGTTCAGGGTTCGCTCACGGTGAACAGCGCGGCAAGCTGTGAGAACCTTACCGTTTCGGGTACGATTCTCAGCGCGACCTCTGCGACTACGGTGCGTTTTGGCGACCCGCTTCTTCACATCGGCTATGGCAACGCGGCTGTGGTGGATCACGGGTTCTTCTCACAGCACTCGGACGCGGAGTTCGTGGGTTGTGCGTATGATGAGTCGGATTCTTGTTTCATCATGTTCAAGACCGACACTCTGCCCACCAACACCGTGGACACCGGCGCGGCGGGTTATGAGCGTGCCGCGCTTAAGGTGGCGGCGCTTACCTCAAGCTCTCATGTGAACGGAACGCTAACGCTTCCTAACACGAATGGTAGCAACGGGCAGGTGCTGACCTCGAACGGCGGCGGTTCGACCACTTGGGAGACCCCTATCGCCGCGCCTAAGTTTGCGACTTTCACCGCTAACGGGACCATTACGCTCGGCAACGAGAAGGTTCAGACCGTGATCGCGAAGCACACGGGCGGGGCTATTACCCTGACGCTTCCTGACGCGGGCGATGCGGGTGCCGGTTATCAGTTGTTCATCAAGAGTGCCTCCGTAAACACCCTGACCGTTCAGCGTGCAGGCAGCGATGTGCTTTATGTCAGCAACGACACGCAAGCGGCTACTACGCTCACGGTCGGCACTGAGGGCTTCCGACAGCTTGTCTCGGACGGTGCAAGCACTTGGTATCTGTTTGGTAATGGGTAATTCTTGATATAAGCCACAGATATATGTAAGCTCGCGGGTGAACATAAAAACTCACGCGGGAGCTTACATAAATGTGGAATAGGATAAAAGGACACCGACTCTTGTGGCTAGGGGTGGGTGTCCTACTCATTCTTGCTATTTTCGTGGCTAAAGAGGTGCTAGTCGCACTTCTAGGCTTCGTTTATTACATTTTCGTGGCTGATGACGATGATGATCGGCATCAAAGGGTAGAGAGTAAGAAGGCGGCACGGGCGGCGGCTGCGGCTGAAGCGGCACAACAAGCTATTGCACAACGGGAGCGGGCTAGCCGCGCGGCTATCTCTGAGGCGGGGCGACAGGCTTCGGCTGATGTTGATGCCAAGATAGATGCGGAGTTTTAACAAATGTTAATCTTGTTGGTCCCCATTCTCGGTCTGTGGGTCCGCACGGATGGTAGCGTTTTTGAAGCGCCTTGCCCCGACTTACCTCTCTTTCAAGAGGAGTTGAGGCTACCCGCAGGTTGTGTTTCGCATCGGGCAGGGTTTTGGCAATCAATGTCAAAATATAGGGAAAACGCTGTGCAGTTGGCGGAGGCGAGAGCAACTGTATTCGAACAGCAGAAGTTAATTGAGGAGCTAAAGAGGCAACTCAATGAGGCACAGAATGACCTGATTATATGTAGAGCTATTCCCGAGTGCCTTCCTTGTAAAGATAACTCGTTTAAGCACATACTTAGCGGCGCTGTCGCGGGTTCACTCATCACATCCGGAGGCTGTTTGATATGGACACTATCTCGTTAACCACGCTTGCTACCCTATTTGGGGTTATTGGATTCCTTTATACTTATTTGAAGGACCGGATGGAGACTGCGAAGTCATTGGGCAAGTTGGAACAGCGCGTGGAAACTTTAGAACAGTCGCACCGTGTTTTAGAACAGGTGGTGAATACCCTTACCGAGACGCGCATAGCCGTCTCACGGTTAGAGCAAAAGGTAGATTCAATCTCGCACTATATTGAGAGGCAAAATAGCTAATGTTCAGTAAGACTTCTGTAGAGTTAATAGATCATATGGGTGATGACAAGCGGGCTTGTTTAGCCGCGCGCGTATCATTACTCAATGATGAAGACCAAAGTGAGTTGAACCCAAAGGATATAAAGCTGCTTTCTTTCTTAATGAGGGAGAAGCACACCTCCCCCTTTGAACATTCTGTTATTAGTTTTCGGATTAACGCCCCTTTGCCTGTAGTCGCGCAGATTATGAGGCACCGCACTTTCTCTTATAATCAGGGTAGCCGGAGATATACGGACGAGGATATTCAGTTCTTTGATATGGGTGAGTGGCGCCGGCAAGGTACGAAGAACCTTCAATGTTCCGATGGTTTATTGCCGGAGGAGAAGAGTGCGGACCTTAACTCGGCGTATAGAACTCTATGTGAGCGGAGTTTAGAGCTATATCAGTTGGCTTTGGATAACGGCTGTAGTCGGGAGCAAGCGCGCTTCATGCTACCGCAGGGGCTGATGGCTCGTTTTTGGATGACGGGGAATCTTCATAACTATCTGAAGTTCTTGATCTTGCGAGATGATTCGCACGCGCAGCCGGAGTGTCAGGAGGTGGCGGGACATATTCGCGAGTTATTGACGGGGATATTCCCCGAAACTATGAAGCTGTTCGCGGAGGTGCTGCGAAAGTGAAAGCGAAACACTTGAAGCAGCGGGTTGAATCCTGTTTTGCGTTAGCAGCACTTAGTACCTGTAGCCGGCGCAAGATAGGGTGCGTGATCTTGGACCCACAATCCAATGTGGTGATCTCCGACTCTTACAATGGAACACTGCGCGGGGGAGGGGACTTATGCGGCACGCACCGTTGTTTACGGGAAGGTATTGAGAGCGGCACCCGCTTGGAGGTAGGGTGTGTTCATGCGGAACAGAACGCTATCTATAACGCTAGCCGCAAGGGGGTATCCCTGTTAGGCGCGTGGTTATTCGTCAACGCTGAACCCTGCGCGATCTGCGCGAAAGCTATTGTGCAGGTGGGTATCTCACGAGTTATTTGTATAGTTGGCGGTTATAGCGTTCAGGAAGGTGTGGACTTGCTTGAGGAAGCCGGGGTAAAAGTTCATACTATCCCCAAAGATGCGACCGAAGCCGACTACGAAGGTATTTTATCGGTCGCGAATGGCGTGAGATTGCCTAGATTCACCGAGGTGATCACGCGAAGCCCCTTTCAGAATAGAAACGGAGACTAGAAATGGGATTGCTCGACCGGCTAAGGAATCTATTACTTCGTAGTGAGGCTCCCTCTTTAGAACTGCAAATGCAGGAAATTAATGAGGTTGAAGAGCTTCTACAAAAGGCGCTACCCGCGTATCCGAATAAGGCGGCTGATCCGACCGCTGTTCAGGTGAATGTAGCGGATATTGCGAATAGTTATATGTTGGACAGCACGGGGGTAGTTGCGGAATCCAAACGCGGTTTAGATACAGAGCAGTTGCGGGCAATGGCGCGCATCCCGCTGATCGCCGCAATTCTTAACACGCGGGTTAACCAAGTGGCGGAGTTCGCAGTGCCTTCCCCCTCGGGTGATGATGTAGGCTTTCAAATTCGTTTGAAGTACCCACATGATGCACCTACGCCGGATCAGCAGGAAACTATCCGCCAAGTTTACGAATTTATCAGTACCTGTGGGGACCCGCGGCTAGACTTTGAGAATAGTTTTGAAGCATTTCTTAGAATGTTAGTGCGGGATTCGCTTACATTTGATGCGGCTTGCTTCGAGGTGGTCCGCTCGCGGAACGGGCAGGTTTGCGGATTTCTTAATGTGGATAGTGCGACCATCCGCCGCGCGCAGCTAACTGAGGCGGAAAAAGCTGCGGGGAAGCGGGACCAAGAGGGTGTCGCATTTGTGCAAGTGGTGGATAACACTGTAAAGGGCGAATTTGGTGTGAAGGACCTATGCTACGGGATTCGCAGACCCCGCTCTGATGTTAAATTCCGTGGCTATGGGGAGCCGGAGCTTGAGCTTTGTATTGGTTTGCTCACCAATATGCTCAACGCCGAGAACTTTAACGCGGCTAACTTCACGAATGGGATTAGCGCATCGGGGATTGTCGCAGTGAAAACTGCTATGAACCCACAGCTTTTCCGCGCGTTTCGCCGTGAGTTTTATCAAATGTTGAGTGGGAGCCATAACGCCAAGAAGACCCCCTTGATTCAACTCAACCCTGATTCGGACGAAGATGTTAAAGCTATCAATCTTAGCGCAACGAATAAGGAGATGGAGTTTCAAGATTGGCTTCATCACCTTATGAAGCAAATCTGCGCTATTTGGGCTATTGACCCTGTTGAGATCGGCTTCTCGTTTGGGGACACAGGTGTTAACTCTTCGCTAACGCAAGGTGGACCGGCTGACAAGGTTCTCATGTCGCGCGAAAGAGGCTTACGCCCTATCTTGCGGGCTATCTCTTATTGGCTGAACAAGTATATCGTGAACGAGTTGGCACCCGATTTGGAGCTTGTGTTCACCGGCTTGGATAAGATGAACCCCGAAGAAGTATTGAAAATGGATGTCCAAAAGGTGAAGTCATTTATGACTGTGAACGAAGTTCGAGCCATGTATGATCTTGCCCCTCTTGACGGAGGCGATACTATTTTGGACCCCGTATACGCGGGGACCAAGAAGGAGAACTAAGATGGTATCCATTACCGATTCTTTTGATGTCCCTCAAGCGGTTCGGAACACGGCTAAACGCGGGCTAGAACTTCGTAGGAAGTACGGTCGCGGCGGATTAGACGCACAACAAGCTAACCGGGAAGGTGTCGGCTCAGGCGTGCAGCGCGCGAGTGATCTGATGTCGGGCAAAGTATCTTATCGCACCGTAAAGCGTATGGCGGCTTTCTTCTCGCGGCATAGGAAGAATAAGGATAGCCGCATGGATAACGGGGAACCCGGCGCAGGTATGATAGCTTGGGCAATTTGGGGCGGGGATGCCGGCGACCGGTGGAGTCGCTCTGTCATTGAACGGGTTGAAAACATTAAGAAAGGTACGCTGCTACACCTTCTAGTGTTCGGGGCGGTCCCCGAGGATGCTACCGACAGCACCCCCTCGGATGCTACCGACAGCACCCCTACTAACACTGTGAAATCATTGACATTTTCGCAGCTTCTTTCGCTGGCACTCCCTGACCCCGTTATTCCGCGGATTGCGATGGATAACTTGGTGGGGGTGGAGGACGACTATGAGTACGAGGGTCCCGTGCTTCCTATGGAGCCGCCCGCCGGCAGTATTCCGCCTCTTGAATCACCGCTTTCGGATCAGGCGCTGACGCGACTTGCGGACGCGGAGACGGATGAAGAGGCGCAGAGTATAGCTCTTGAGAAAGCGGTGGTAGATATAGACCTCATGGAAGACTATGTTCAGCCGCAGGACCCACCTAGTAAGAAGAAGGAGGATGAGCCTACGGACCCCGTAGAGCCTGTGGAGCCTCCTTCCTTGCAGGTAGTTGTTCATAGTGGGGATCATTCAAGGCTCAAGAAAGCGATAAAACCCGTGTTGGGGATGCAGAACCTTGAGCCGGCTTCGCTACAGATAGCCAAGCACATTATGCGCGGGGAATGGGGCAAGATAGATATGGAACTAGTGTGTAGTTATCTAATGACCGATGATTATAACGCTCAGGCTGTGGGTGGGGAGGTGATGTTGGACCTGCTCTCTAAAGCCACTGTGCCTCAGAAGTATCTTGAAGGTTTGTCAGGTGAAGCGCGGGCGAAGCGTAAAAAGTTCATAGAGAACCGCATCAAGGGCAAGCACCGTGGCGATAAGTATAAGGAGTTCCCAAGCGATAAGGGTGCGAAGACCAAGCCGAGTAAATACTCCCGCACTACCTTCGCGGCGCGCGTGCGTGAAGAGATGAAGGGCAGTTCCAAAGGCGAGTTCCTATCCGCCGCCGCAAAGGTCAGCGGGATTTCGCGCGCGATCTTGGAACAAGTTTATAAGCGCGGCTCTGAAGCGTGGGCAACCGGTGGACACCGTGTCGGGGCTTCACAAGAGGCGTGGGCAAGAGCGAGAGTCTACAGTTTCTGTACCGGCGGGACCACCCGCCGCACCGCTGATAAGGACCTGTGGCAGCGCCACAAAGCCTAAAAGGGAGGACCCCCCGCTAGGGGGTGTTCCCCAAAGTTAAACCCCTGAAATCATTCACAAAAACGGCATTTGGGGAACACTCAGGGAAGACCCTTTAGCAAAGTTATGGAGATTGAAAATAATTATTCAGGAGGCGGTCCCCGCCCCGCGGATTAACACAGCCGTAATTATTTTATTCCATGAGCCTTTTATTAGACAGGGGTCCTCCCCATGTGCTATTCTGCCGAATAAGCCTTATAAAACATTAACTTAGCGTGGGGAACACCCCTTGAGGGGGGTCTTCCCTGAAGGAGAGCAAGATGAGTGAGTTTGAGGGTGTGCCGTTCGTGCGTATTGGTCAGTCGATGCGTATGTGGTTCAAGTGTTCGGATATAGCTATGAAGCTAGGTATCGGGAAGAAGGCGTTGTTAGGTCGGCTTCGTGAGAGTGATGCCGGACCGTTTCTCGCGGTGCCTGTAGATATTCGTGATCTGCGGGTGTATGCGAAGCGTAAGGAGGAGGTCAGCCACGAGTCGGGTGCGGCACCTGAACCGCTGTTTGATTTAGACTTCTTTTTAGCGGGTGCGTTCTCGTTGGCGAATCCACCGTGTCGGGGGGTGCGTGAGGTTGTCTGCGATGCGCTGAACAAATTGATGTATGACGGGTTTGTGAGTCTGCCGTTCAAGACTGCGCCTGATCTTTATCGCGGGATTTGTGCGTTTGTGTGTGAGGAGCAGGACTATCACGAGATTGCGCGTTCGCGTTTCGATCCTTCGGATGAAGCCCGGGGTACGAAGTACGCTCCTGCGAAGTTAACTACGGAGATACTCACGGCACCGGAGAGCTACATGACGCGCGAGGAAATCACTTGTGTGCGAGCATTGGAGCTTGCTTTTTATTTATTATTGAAGCACGGTGTATCAGAGACTAAGGTGAACAAGATAATCGCGCAGTGTGGAGTAAACCTGTGTGATGATTCTAAACGAGAGTCCGTATCCGCGTGGTTAGTTGAACAGCACGATTCAGTTAACAGGAGTTTCTAAGTGCCTTACCCGAACGAACACGCTGCGAGGTTGCACCCGCCAAGCAAGTATACGGATTTCCGTAGAAAGCGTCCGGACGGATTCCCTGAAGGGGTGGATGCAATTTTCGGTATTCGCGAGGACGGCAAAACAGAAATTCAGGCGATCCGTGCCAAGAAAGATGTTATGACTCTCAGTGAGTTCAAGAGGTGGTTATCTGCGAACCGCTTCGACTACATTCTTCTTGAGGAGGCTACTATGAGCAAAGCTATCGAGTTGTTTTCTACATGGACGGAGATCAGTCTAAAGAAGGCTGATGAACCGAATGGCGGCGGCAAGGATATTGAGCCGCGTACTTACATTTGTGGTGTAGTTTCATCGGATGCGGTGGACCTACAGGGGGATAGGATTATGCAACGCGGAATGGAGTGGGATTACTTCGTGAAGCGTGGGTGGCTCAACTATGAGCATTTGCCGGGTCCGGAAAACATTTTGGGGGTTCCCACCAAAGTGGAGCAGGTGGTGCTGAAAGGTGGGAAAGAGGGGACTTATATTGAGGGTTATCTACTCATGAATCGCCCCCGAGTGCGTGAAATTGTAGAGACGGCGAAAGCACTTGACGGCAGTGGGCGTTCTATTGGTTATTCTGTAGAGGGACAGGTCTTGCAACGCGACTTGAAAGACCCTAAGATTATTACCAAATCGCGCATCTTGAATGTGTCGATTACCGCTCACCCTGTTAACCCTGACACATCGCTTGAGATCGTAGCGCGTTCGCTGAACGCGGTTATGGAGCCTACAATGGAAAAAGCCCACGCAGCCGCATCCGCAGTCGCGGAACATATTAAGCGTATGCACCCGGAGTTGGAACAGAAGGAAGTTCTAGCTGAGTTGCTAAACCTCATAAATAGTAGTGAGGCGAAGGCAATGGTCGGTTATCAGACGGGTGCAGTTCCCGCTTCCTCTTCGCTTTCCGCACTTGTTCCTCAGTCTCTTGAGGGGAATAAGAACATGGCTATTATGGCGGCGGATGATGAAGAGGACGATTCTGAGTCGGAGGATTCGATGGACGACTCTGATGATGAGGACCCCGTATCCTCCGCTGTTCGCCGTGTCATGCAGAAGGAAATGGCTAGCATGATGCAACACGAGTTATCTAAATTGATGGATAGGAGTAAATCTGACGGTGTAAAGCCGATGGTTTCTCTTGCTCAAATGGATACGCTTGTGTGTAAAGTATTCCCAACGCTCTCCCCTGCGGAACAGAAAGCATTTGCACGAAAGTTGATTCATTCGGCAAAAGGCTACTACGCTAAGAAATAACCCACTCTTCCTCTCTTTCATAATAGGAGTACACCATGTCAGATACCACCAATGTGGACCTTTCCCGCGTTGAGAATCTTCTCAGCGATCTTGTGAAGTCGCTTGGCGAGCAGTCGTCTGTTGACACTAACGCGGAGCTTATCGCGAAGGGTGCTGACGCGATTGTTGCGGATGCGAAGGCTTCAAATGAGGCTATCATCAAGAGCCTTGTCGAGCTTCGCGCGGCGGTTGATGCCATCGCCGGTGCGTTGACCTCGCTCTCCGCGGAGGTTTCTAGCAATAAGGCTGAGATTAGTAAGTCTCTTGCAGATATTGCTTCTACCCCTGTTGCCCCTCGTTCGGTTCAGACTGTTGTTGCTAGCGCGCCGGTCGCCCCCGAGGTGAATAAGCAGGATATTATTGCGAAGGCTATGGTTGAGTTGCAGACTGCTATCGGTGATCGTAAGTTGCAACTTCTTAACGGCATCGCTAAGCTCGACACCAACTATGCTCCCGCAGAGATTGCTGCGGAGCTTAACCTCCGTTAATCACACTGCGTTCAGGAGAATAGACTATGCTTCCTACTCACAATGAGATGGTTCCCGTTGCTGACCTCATTCGTCTTAATGAGGTTCTTCGTAAGAGCGGCGCGACTGTAGGTTATCAGACGGGTGCCGTCCCGGATGGTTCCTCGCTGTCGCCCCTCGTGCCTCAGAGTATTGAGGGTACGCTGAGCAGTGCCACCTATGGCATGACTGAGCTTTCGCTTTTTAACATGATTCCGAAGACCAATGTCGGGCAGACCCTGCACGAGTATGTGGTTGTTCGTGAGCATGGTGCCGATCTTGACCCCTTCATTGGTGAGGGCGGCGGCGGCTCTGACGATTTTGCCACTAACACTGCTGAGTACGAGCGTAAGTCCGTTCGTATCAAGTACATGGCTGAGCGTCGTCAGATTTCCGATGTCGCTTCACTCGTGGGTCTTATCGGGGATAACCGCGAGGCTATCGCTGCGGAGACGATGCGCGGCACCATGAGCCTGATGCGTAAGGTTGAGCGTCAGCTTTGGTACGGGCGTGAGGCTCTGAACAGCAAGGGCTTTGATGGTATCATCAAGCAGGTGTCGGATAACGCGCCTAACAATGTGTTGGACCTTGATGGCAAGTCGCCCACCGCTCTCCTCCTTCAAGAAGTGCTTGGCGAGGTGTACAGCGCGCCTAACTATGGTCGCCCGGACACCATCTATGTGGAGCCTCGCGTGCATAGTGAGTTGATTAAGCAGAGCGTGGAGGGCGGTCGCCACGATCAGCTTACGGTTCGCGATTCTTCGCAGATCACCTTTGGTGTTAAGAACATTAGCATCATGGCTCCCTACGGTGAGGTCGCGATTCGCCCCGCTCCGTTCCTTCACTTCGCGAGCAATATGCCCGCCGCGGGTTTCGGGCTGACCTCTCAGCGTCCCGCCGCTCCCTCCGTGTCGGTTGCCGCCGCTGCCGCCGCCGGTGCGGGTTCCAAGTTCGCGGCGGGTGATGCGGGTGCATACCGCTACAGCGTCATTGCCGTGAATGAGCAGGGTTATAGCGATCCTGTTTCTGTGTCGGCGGGTCTTGCTGTGGTCGCGGGCAATGTGGTGAGCTTCACGCTTGCCGCCGCTAGCGATGCGCTTTACTACCGCGTGTACCGCTCTTCCGCGGATGGTGCCGCGTCCACTCTGCGTCTCATCAAGGAGGTCCCCGCCGCGCGCGTTGCGGGTGCCGCCGCCGCTACCGCTATCGAGGATAAGAACGATGGCGCTGACGGTCAGAAGTATGAGTGTTCGCCCATTTGTTTTGTTCAGCATGACCCGCAGGTGCTTCAGCTTGTGCGTCTGCTTGACTTCATCCGCCGCCCGCTCGCTGAGACGGCTAGCATCCGTCCGTTCCTTCTCATGCTATTCGCTAGCCCTATCGTGAAGGTCCCCTCCAAGATGTTCGTGCTTAACAACGCGGGTATCTCTAGCACGGGGAACTTCCGCGCGTAATTCTGTTATCGGTTAGTTGGTATCGGGGGCGGCTCGCTTAACTGTGGGTCGCCCCCTTGTTATTTTGGCGGCTTACGATAACACTTGAATTCCGTTGTCTGTTCCCGCTTAATATAGGGGACCTAAACAACAAAGGAATAATATGTGGATTTATCAGCGCGCTTTATCTCTTACTTCTCGCCGGATCACGCTCGTGAGAAGAGGCTACAGCTTTTGCATAGATCATAAGGGAGTTCTGCTCTCAAAGCCCACCGCTGAGATGGAGCGTGTTCTTCGTGCGGACCCTGCTTGGCGCTTCGTGTCCGTAGATGATAACCCCGCTACCGGCGCAGGTGCTACCGACAGCACCCCCGCGGACGCTACCGACAGCACCCCCGCGGACGCTACCGACAGCACCCCTGCTACCGACTCCGCAGAGCCTACTCCCGTGAAGCGCAAGCGTGGTAGACCCGCGAAGGCGAAGGAGTAAGAGCTATGAGCATACGCGACTTGATAACCATAGATTTTATCAAGAATAACTATGTGTTGGGTGTGACTCTAACGCTCCCGGACGGGACTCCTTATCCGGATGAGTTGTTTGAGCAAGCGATAGAGTCCGCTATATCTGTGGTGGAGTCGGAGCTAGGGATAGTTATCGACCCGTTTAAGGTAAAGCGGGAGAAGCACGATGCTATTGTTGAGCATAAAGACGCTTTTTACCCGTTTATGCTTGATATGCGACCCGTGCGAGCAATCACAGGGTTAGAGATAACACTAGGCAACTACGATCCGGTGGAGATGCCCGCGGAGTGGGGTGTGATTAGCTCTGCACAAGCGGGGCAAATCCACTTAATCCCGACAAGCACCACTATAGGTTCTTTCTTCTTCAGATCAGGTATTCCACTGCTGTTTGGCGATGTTTTCTCGCCGTACAAGTTTGTGCCTTCGTACTTTTCAGTAGATTATCAGGCGGGTTTCTTCTTTCAAGAGGGGGTCGCCACTATTGCGGAGGGGGAGACAGAGGTAGAAATAGAACTCACAACGCCGACCAATGGGGACCGCTTATATGTGCAGTTAACTGTGCTTGATGACGCGGGAGGGACGGGTGCGAGGGTGCGTGAAAGTGGAAGCGAGAGTTTTAAGATTTCTGTGCGTACTGCGCCGGATGAGGGGGATATGACCATCGCTTATGTAGCGCATACGGTGGACCCGCTTATCTTGAAGGCTGTAGGCATGATTGCGGCTATGACCCCGCTCGATATAGCCGGTGATCTTATCGCCGGCGCAGGTATCGCGCAGTTCAGTATAGGCGTGGACGGGTTATCACAATCCGTGGCGACCACTAGCTCTGCGACTAACGCGGGGTATGGCGCGCGTATCAAGAGTTTTCAGGAGCAACTGAAAGCTACAATGTCCGCGCTTCGTGCGAAGTACCGTATGATCAACACATTCTCGGTCTAAAGGTGCATCATGGCTCTTTTACCTTCACCCCCTATGGACCAACGGCTAACTCGTCCGGACTTTGATGAAGACGCTTTTCGCCGGACAATTGCACAAAAAGGCAATTTTCTAACTTGGTCGCAAGCCGCTGAATGTCCCTGCAAGCCTAAGAACGAGGCACTAGGGCTAGATTTGTCAGAAGTAGGTGATGTTGCCGACAGCGGCGCAGGGCATTTAACAAGTTGCCCCGTGTGTAAAGGGTCAGGCTTGCTTTACCACTCACCACAAGAGGTGCAAGCGATTATCACCGGTGCTGAAGATGAGTACCTGAACGCCCGTTTCGGCGGTTATCGGGAAGGGCTTGTAAACATTACGGTGAACCCTGAGCATTTACCGAGTTTCGGGGACCGATTTGTGATGAAACAGTCGGTAATGATCTATAGGGAGACTATAGATATAACGGAGGCTAACACATACAGCTTGCGCTTCCCCATTGCGTCTAGAAATCTAAGGCTTGCTACGGGGAATACGACAGCCGAGGTGCTATATGCACATCGCGCTGATGCGGCTACGGGGTTAGCCGTGGTAGGTGGGGAGCTTGTGCAGGGGACGCACTTCTCCGTGGTGGATGGTGAAATAGTTTGGATACTAAAACCCGCAGTAGGTTCGCGCGTATCTTTCTCTTACTTTATAAACCCCTCGTACATTGTTGTTTCATATCCGAATAGTATTCGCGATACTAAGATCATCACAGGGCGAACTACCGACACTTTCACCAATTTACCTGTGCGTGTTCAGGCAAAACTAGAGTTCTTGGAGGTGAAGGACTAAATGTTGGACCTACACATGACGCACATTATTGCGAACGGGATTAAGTATTATTCCGCGGACCGGCAACTGTTCGACCAACTGTTTCCCCATGTTGGCGACAGCTTAAAAGCGCGTATGTTCGCGTGGTTAAACGCAAGTAAGCCTAACTTTGATTTGGGCTTCAATAAGTTGACCACAAAGAAGATGCCTCTGATAACCGTGGAGATAACAGAGTCGCTTTATGACGCGCAGGGGCTAGGCAATTCAAGCGGCAGTGTTTACTCGGCGGTGGGCGAGCCGCTGACGGAAATCAAGTATGTTCACGAGTTCACCTCACAAGAGTGCCGCGTCAGTATCTACGCCGGTGAGATAGAAGGGATTCGTGTTCTTCACGCAATTGTGAAAGCGTCCGTACTTATATTTACGCCGCAGTTGCTCAACGCGGGATACCAAAATATCCTGTATTTAGGCACATCTAGTCTTGAGCCTGATCCACAGCTACAGTCCGAAGCGGGTATGGGTGTGTACGGTAGGCAATGTGTTTATGGCGCGTTGCACTTATCTGTCTTGCCCTTCAAGGTGGAGGACCTTACAAATATAGGTGCAATCGCTGAACCTATTGATATTCAGGTTCAGAAATCTATCTACGGTCCCGCCGACTTACCTAGTGGCGTAGGCGGCGGAGTTGATGTAGAGTAAATCACATCTCACACCCCATAGGAGAATACTATGCCTACGAGTGTTTTGTTCAATGGTCAGCGCCTCTACCGTCCGGGCGTTTATCTTCGCGTTATTGATGCGACTTCGGGTCCCACCTCGTTAGCCGCGGGGAATATCGCGGTTGTCGGTGAGTTCCCCGCTCTGCGGAAGGATAAGCTGTACACCTTCGCTCAGCCGGAGACTATGGGCGAATTCTTCTTCCCTAAGGGGGAGAACGACAACCGTCTCCGCCCTAATGATGATCTGAAGCAGGTGCAGGACATTGCCGCTTTCTGTTTTGCCGATCTTGCTGTGCCTACCACTCTCGGTGCTATCGACTCTATCACGCTTATTTCTGTGCGTGAGAGCGTGGCTTCCAAGACGGTGCAACAGGGGCTTCGTATTGAGAGCAAGTTCTATGGTGATATTGGGAATCAGCTTACTGTGAAGCTGTCCGCAAACGCTGACGAAGCCGCCAAGTTTGATATGAAGTTGTTCGTTGGCGGTTCGGGCGGCACTCTTCTTGAGAAGTTTGAGGCGATTGGGGATGATGATTTCCCAACCGTGTCGGTTGCCGCCGCCGCGGCGGGGGAGCTTAGCTATGTTGCCGCATCCGTTGAGGTTGAGCTTCGTAGCCTTACGAACCCTGTTGCGGATGGTGATGTAGGCTCTGACGCTGACTTTGACGCGGGTGCGGAGCTTGAGTCAGGCAAGAAGATTGTGGTGCGTGGCTCTGTCTCTATTCCGCAAGCTACGCTGACAGGTGCGGCGGCTAACGCTGTTGTGTTTGCCCCTCGTAGCAGTTCTATGGGTGGTGGCACGCTGACGATTACTCCCACGGGTGCGGCTCCCACTGATCTTATTCTGAGTGTTAACGGTTTTGATGATGATGGGGAGGCGGTTGCTGAGTCTCTTGAGTTTGATGCGATTTCCGCTCAGACCACTACGGCATCCTTCAAGACCCTCACCTCTATCACGCACATCTCCGGGGGTAGCACCGCGGGCGGCGCGTTCACGGTTAACTTCCCGATTAAGGCTTCTAACTTGGAGGATATTGAGAACATTGAGGATTTCCTTAATGACCTCGTGTCCCTTGATGCCCGTTTCACGGTGGACGCTCCCGCTGTTCCCGTCTCGGGCGATATGTTGGACCGCTTGACCGCGACCTCAATCTTGGCTTCGGATGTTTCTCTTCGCACCGATAACTTCCGCGTGTTTAACCGCTCTTTGAGTCTGTCGCAGTTCCTTCGTGTGAAGCGCGTTTCTAACGCGGCTCCCGTTGCCTTCGAGCAGCAGTTGTCCGGCGGCGCTAACGGTGCTTCCCCCGACTCCTCCGATTGGGAGAGTGCCTTCAACGCGCTGTTGTATGAGAACATCAACATTGTTGTTCCTTTCGTCCCTACCTTTGAGATTCATGAGCTTGCTGTTCAGCATACCCGTGATGCCGCTAAGATTTCGGGTTTGGAGCGTAATCTGTGGCTTGGGACTACGCCTAACCTCTCGGTTAACGCGGCACATCTGTCGTGGGCAAAGCCTATTAATGACCCGAATGTGGCGGTTGTGTTTCAGGGGCTTAAGCTGATCCGACCGGGCGGTCCGAATTCCCCTCCCGTTCCCCTTGTTCAGCCTTATTGGACTGCACTTGCCCTCGCGGTTATGCAAGCTCGCACGCCGGTCAGTGAGCCTCTTACGCGCAAGCAGTTCTCTAACAATGTTGTGGGGCTGTTGAACAGTTCCTTGAGTGGGTCCCCCGCCGATTACGCCGAGGAGGCTATCCGCAAGGGTCTTGTGATTCTCACGGGTCAGCGCGCGCCTTACCGTGTGGAGCGTAGCATCACCACCTACATGAAGCAGCAGGATCACCCCGTGTACTGCGAGGTGTCGTCCGTTGAGTCTGTGAATGTGTCGGTGCGTGATGTGCGTCAGTACCTGCAATCTGTTATTGGCAGCAAGGCTACCGCGGATAAGGTTGGCGTTGTTGAGGGCTTGGTTAGCGACCGTCTTACGCAGCAGCGCAATCTTCAGATTATCGCGGATTTCCGTGATGTTTCTGTCGCACTCGCCGGTGATGTAATCAATGTGTCGTACTCCCTACAGGCTCAGAAGCCTTTGAACTTTATCCTCGTCAACACCTACCTCGTGGCGTAATAGGAGCTTAACAACATGGCAATCCTTCCCCCTATCCCTAATATCCGTTCTATCAACGGCTCGAACGCGCTGATTCAAGTTCAGCCTTCGGGCAGTGGTGAGCCTAAGACCGTTGGATATGCTACGGGCGTTTCTGTCACGGAGAACATTCTCGTTAACCGTATTGATGTGCTTGGGCAGATTGATACCCGCGACATTGAGCCTATTGCCCGCACTGTTAGCGGCACCATTGGTCTTATGCGTATGACCCCTATGCAGGACCAAGACAGTCAAGGCGGCGGCGCGGCTTATCACGGTGTGCTTCCTCAGCACGCATCAACTGCCTCTGATGCAGACCGTACCCGCGATGTTATGAACTTCTATAACAACGGGTTCGATCTTACCATTATCGACTCCGCCACTTTTAGCCCCGACTCCGCCGGCGCGAAGGTTCGCTATAGGATTAAGGGGTGCCGCCCCACCTCTCATAGCTTTGCGCTTTCTCGCGGTTCTATTATGGGCGTGAATATCACTTTTGAGGCGCTGTCCATGATTGAGGAGGACGCGAATAACCCCTCAGCGGTTTCCTAATAATAGACTTGCAACTCTTAGGTAGGTGTGCGTAGAATAAAACGGTTCTACCACACCTAACCTAAGAGGTTTCCATGACTAAGCAGAACAGGCAACAGCACTCTTCGTCTCTTAACTTGATGGATATCGCGGCGGCGGCGGCAAGCGAGGTTAATGAGGCGAAGAATAGCGCGGTCCCCGCTAATGTGGAGGCGCGTGTTGATCTTACTCCGCGCGAGATTGTTTTCACCGTGAGCTATGACAGCCCGGATGGTG